TTCATCGGTAGCAGCATTGCTGTCAGACGAGCCACTTAATGTGGAAGAACTCTGCAATGGCTTAAACATACTCGCAAGCCCAAGAACCTCGTTCTCCAAGAAGCTCATACAATCGACTTCACTTTGAGACATTCCCTGAGAAGCTGCGTACATTGAGATAAATGGGAGACCGAATTGGCAAGCCTTGAGGTACATATCTCCAAGCTCTTTCCGGTTAAATGGACTGCAATCAAGGAACGTAACCTTAAAGTTCTTTCCGTAGCTCTGAGACTGAATAAAGCGATTCACCATATCCTCGATGCTCTTTACGATTCCAAACGTGATGGCTTGGTCAGCTTTGATAGACAGCAATAACGCATTTGCAGACGCCTTATCATTGTTAAACAGGAGAGAGGACACGCCTGCGGCAGTGAACATATTTTGCTCAGCCTCAGAGATAGTGTCAGTATCACCTGTGTTTGATTTTTCAAAGCTAATTTTACTAATGGGCATAGGAGAGAGAACGCTGCCAATCTCTTCCGGTAAGACCGAGTCGAGATTACGCCAGAACTCCTTTGCCTTGTCCAAATCCATTTGCCAGTCGCCATCTTCGTTGATACCGAGCGTCATTACGAGCATAGCGTAATTCTCAAGCGTTGTCTTTGTAAGCTTGAGTTGCTTATAGTCTTCGAGGTCATAGACCTCACGGAGAATACCGGCAAACGGAGGAATGGAATAATCCAGAATATCGTTATTGCATTTGATTGCAAACGATGTGGGTGAATCAAGCTCCTGCCAACGAGCGCGGCGGTTTGACTGATAAACCTTGTACTTCTGTTGGAACTCAGTTGGGTAATACTCTAAATATTGACTGTGCGCATCGAAGTATGAGAAGTCGAATGTTACGTTCAATACATTACCTTCGATTGTGGAAATACCGCAGTAATCAGACGGTAACTGCTGGATTGTAATATTGTCATTGGTTACCCACAGTGTTCCGTAGAATGTGTCCTCGCGGAGACAGACCGTAAGAATTTTGGGGAATTGTGAACGAACATTCATCGCTGACATGGCGTTCAAAACCTTACGGTAGTTTCGATTGACCGACTTCACGTTTACGCTCTTTGGGTCAATGCGGTATGGGGAGACAACGTATGCGAAATCCGAAAGACCAGTGAAATACTGGATGAGCCTGCGGAAATGAGAACTTGCGCCATAAATGTATGTAACAGCCTTACGCAGTTGCTTCTCATATGTGTACGGGTTTGTAAGGTACTCCGTGATATTGTCCTTGGAATACAGCGAGAACGTCGGAGCACTGGTGTTGTTGTTCAAATCTCTCGTGATAAGACGATTCAAAACTGCAAATCGCTGAGAGATACCAATCATCCCGTCAACATTAGTTTTCTTGGTTTGTTTGCCCACTCAGATATCACCTACCTTTCTTATTTGAGTTTCGGAGGCTTAAACATGAATATATCATTCGCATTAAAGTCTGCCGTTTTTGTGCGCCCATATTTGCTTTCAAGCTGCAGGGCGACATAGTAGTTATAGCTCAAGCTGGAATAGCGGTCTTTGCGCATCCCAGACTTTTCATAGACTCGAACACGACCACCGGACTCCTCGTGTTGAAGCTTGACAAGCTCATCAATCAATAAGGTCGTGTGTACATATGGTTTCTGAAGCGTCACCTTTTCCAACGGTGAGAGGGAGTTGTACCCCTTGATGTCGGACAGAAGCGCTTCGCCGTCATACTCAGTAATGAGTAACCGGATTTTGCTGCTACGGAAGCCCTCACGCAAAAGCACCGCGCATTCAGAGTTCAGCATTGGAGAACCCTTGATTGCCCAAATGACCTTATCGGCGCCTTTGGTTGTGCATCTGTCAGCCATTTCCTGATTGTTGCAACAGGACAATGCGGGATAAACTTCTCCGGTGTCTGGGTCAACCATGTCTCGGACAAGAGCATCGTAAACA